CTAGTGGCCACTTTTGAGTGAAGTGGGAACTTGTTGAGCTTTGCTGCTGACAATCGTGGTGGAATCCACCACGATTTAGGATTTGCGATGCTCGCCGGTTCACGGACCTTACCTAACTCCAATATATGCTTCAGATCGTCAATGACGAGTGAGTCCATAGGAGGGATCACTCCCTCCTGTGAGAGTTTAACTATACTAAGAGTTAAGAAACGCAATCTTTTGGCAATCCTTGCGGATTGTTGAATCTTACGTTTCGCAAACCAGTCAATAGACATTATATCGTACTCTGGGCGAGAGACTAATTCTTCTATCTCTTCCCAAGTACAATTCCATTGTCTGGTTTTGAACTTGTAATACTCAACGCTCACTGTTACCAGCGAACGGAAGTATGATAGGAGATAGAGATAAGGGCCCAAACTCATCAACTTATAAAGGGATTCCACCATCCCAAATGGTAGCTCACGCGCAAAGTTCGTGGAAAAGATTAACTTTAATTTCCGAGCTTCGAGTATGAGTTGTAAGAACGTATCATGGAAGAATTCTTCCTCCATATGCTTAAGAGCATTGAAGAGGGCGAATCTCGTCATAATAGACTCACGTTGTGCACTCGAAAACAGATAGGCTATTGCTGACCTTAATTTGGTTACATCAGTCTTATTCGAGTTCCATATCGCACCCTTGAGTCCGATACAATACCATAAGCCCAGAAAGGCGCCATTCATATTCTTTGGCATCTTTCTGACAAGGTGGACAACGCTACCTAAAGTGTTTAAATGTCTTATGGCGTAGAGCCCGCTCAAGAACGCCCCTATATAGGCCTTGTTTCTTAACGTTTGCAGGATTAGACCAGCTCCGAGAGGAGTGAAGCTGATCCCGGGTCCCTCATAAACTTTAGCAAATTCTGCAAAATCTTTCGAAATTACAGATTTGTTTAAATTTATGGAGACACCGAGCGAATCCATTAAACGCAAGTAACGTTCAGCGACTAACTTGTGACGAATCACAATGTCATCACCTAATACACAGTAATCCCTGAAGTGATATATACCTTCTTGAATTGCTGCATATCGGACTATACAGTGGTGTGTGAAAGCAAGAGACGCCCAAGAACTTAAAGCACCCATCGGCTGCCCCACTGAATATTTGAAATAGTTACGTTTAAATAACCACTCAATATCTAGTAGGTTTGACCACTTGTATCCAAGACCAGGTTCAATTATATTAAGAACCTGAGCTTGAACGTCTATGGGTAATCTATCGGTTGCGGCTGATAAGTCGTAGCAATAGAACCACTCAGTAGATTCAGTTTTCACCAAAT